CCACCTTGGGAAGACGATAGATTTTATCAAAACTCATATATCACAAGCCCCATACTTCTAGATTTATCATCCATTCTGGTAAACGATATAGGTAACGTCGGTGTAGGTATAGAGGAGTCTAAGGTTAGTACCATTGCAAGGTTCATCTCAAGCTCCGTAAGTATTAACGATAAGAACGGATTCTTAGAACCGGGATGGGGTCATAACAACGCGTTTAAATTTATGTCGTCTTCATTGAGCTTACCGTTCAACTACAAAGACGTTATTAAGAGTGGTGATTTAGAAGCCATGTCATTGTTTGATTATTGGAGTTCAAAATCCTCATCTGTTCACTCAAAATTTAATTTATCTTCTATAGATTTTACAGCAGACAATTTTATTGATGTGGGTAAAACAAAATTAGGACGTAGAGGATTCCCAACAATAATTGATATCTTTAGACAGTTCGCACCATTCCACGTTATAAACAGAATATTTGCAGGCTCATCTATAGTTGATGATTATTTCGGAACTAGAAATGGTCCTCACGGAAGCGCTAACGCTGAAAAACCTTGGTCAGGCGTTGCTGATATAGAGATAATAAATACTATTCAATCAGACAGCGACCAAGTAAACAGTTCTTATACTGCATCCGCGTTCCCCGGAAATAATGGAGTGTACAGCGGAATAAGTCCTAGCATTTACAACCCAAGACAAGGAAGATTCATCCCGTCATCTACGCTTTACACAACCAACTACTTCATGGAAGGAGGAGGAAGTGGTATCGTATCTGGGTTACCAAAAGGTTTTAAGAAAGCTGGACGAGCTCCACGAACAGCAGGTAGAAGAAGAAGCCTTAAATATAAATTTACCGGCTGGTCTCAAACAAGAAAAGGGTTGAACCAACCTACGAATACAGATTATTTTGCAGCAAGCTCAATACGACAAACTGAAAACAGACAATTATTCATTCCTGGATTTGTACCAAAAGGATTTAATTTTTCTTCACAACAATTTGTAGACACAAGTGGTAGCTTGTCTTCGGTGTATGATTTTAACAACGCATCGGGAACAACGTTCTATGAGTTTGCAGGTTCGTCCTTCTTCCCGGCTAGAGCTGTACCAGACTTTGAAACAAACGCTTCGAGTTTCAATCAACTAAGAGATGTATTTGGTTCACAAATATTAAGAACTTTAACACAAATATTTATTAGACGAGGTAAAGAAGATTCGAGATGGCTCAGGTTTACAAACGATGGGTTTAGAAACTTTAAGTTTGGTAGACATGTAATCGCGTTGTATCACGAGTACAATAACAAGTTCAGAAGACAAGCACAGAACTGGGTGTTCGACTCCCAGTATGTCGCAGGTAACAGATATTCGGGTGGCTTTAACATAGTGTCTCATGTATTTGGACCTGGGGTATTCAACCACAACTTCTCTCATAAAGGGAAGATAATAGATAATCTAAGCACAAACGCTTTTATAACTTCAATACCACAAGCAGTATCTGCGATACACAAAGATTGGAGTGCTATTGCAACTACCGTAGCAGGCGGAGGATTAAATGAAACTGTGGTTGCGACTGATGGCACGACAAGAGAGTTGACCGAAGGTATTTTACAATCTAATGCATACGGAACTTACAGAAACGCGTTGGATATTTTTGAAAGACCAGGAGAGACTTATTTTTCTAATGATACCTTACTATCTGGTATAGAGATTCTAGCTCCGGCTGGACAAAATTCATTGGCTGTGTGGAATCATGACGACAACCCATCATTTAATGTTGATAAAATATCACCTTCAGGCATCACACTAATTCAACGAAGCGCCGGTAGTGACCCAAGAAATGGGATACGTGTGAGGTACGAGCTAGGAGGTAATAAAAATTATTCCTACAATGGTAAATT